ATCCATTCCAATTACTACAGGATTGAATCTTGTGTCAAGGTAATCTATAATCCTAGATTGAATTGGATATGGAACTTTGTTAAGAGTTATTCTGATAAGAAACTTCATTTGACCAGAGCTCTCTATTGTCATTATTGTGATAGCAGTTGGGTCTGTATACCCTAAGTCGATACCAAAAATAACTTTCTTGTTACCTGCTGGTTTTGGAAGAAGGGCGAGTCTTTCATAGTAATCTGCAAGGTTATCTCTTAGATCAATACCATTCAATACTAGTTTATATACGGGATATTGGTCAACTTGCATTAGTGTTCTATCAAAGACCGCAAAGGTTGGCTTACCGTGTCTTCCAAGTACAAGGTGAATGTAATCGTCACTATCCGGTTCACCATACATTTCCCTACTTCTCTGTTCGTCCTCATCTGAATATCTTGGATTCTGGTGTGCAGAGATTCTGTGTTTTGTAAACATATCAGATTGCATATCTGCATTGTACAAAACATTTTTTTCTCTGAGTCCGGTAGGTACACCAGAAACCATTCTTCTTATTCCAGGAGTCCAGGTATTTAGAGTTGGGCCGAGCTCTACCCAGGTTCCCCAAGGGTAGTAACCAGCCTCATCTACAAATTCAAAAGGAGTGTGGAGACCAATAACATTACGACCATCCCCCATAGTTCCCGCAATACGACAAATCAATGTTGCCCCCGTCTTTAGTTGGATAGTATTCGTGCTACTGTTGATACCCTTCTTAGGAAAAATGAAGGCTTTTAAGATCGAATTAGTCCGAAATAGACGAGTAACTCTAGCCCAAACAGGCTCTAAGTGAGCACTGTTTGGAACAGTATAAAGTATGTAATCATCTGGAAATAGGTCATTGATTAATGACCATGTAAGTGCTCCTGCTATACTTTCAGTTTTCCCCACAGCACGACCACAACAAAGTGAAACATAGTTGTTAAAATCGCAAATAAAGTCCTGTTGGTAGTCAGTAAATTCAAATGTTTCTTCATGTGGAAACTTATCCACATTCATTATAAATTCCCAACAGTGAACAGGGTGGCGTAGTACTTCGTATAAATAAAAATCTTCGTGTTCTAGCCGTTCTTTTAGCATTTAGAAAATGAATCCGTCTGGATGATTCGTCCCTCTTTTCTCCATCAATTGTTCAGAAGTAACTTCAGTAATATGTCCACAATGCCCAATGACCTTTCCTTCATCATTGTAATGTGTACGGTTACAAGTTAAGGATACGGAATTGTTAATGTACGGGTAGTTAAACCAAACCGTTCCTAGAAGCATGTTGCACTTCTCACAATAAATGTACGCATGAACTTTCTCGTACATCTCTTTTGCCGCTTTCTTTAACTTTTCTAGCTCTGTTCTTGAATCTTCTACTCCAGCGATCTTTCTGCTCTTGCGGGTAATTTTTAGATCATCCTGAAGTTTGGAAATATCTCTTCGCAAATTGCTAGAGATACTACTAACCTTGTCGATTAAAGTTAAATTCTTGTTAAGATCTCCCAAACCAGAAGTAAGAAGTTGAACAGTTATATTATCTAACGTTTCAAGAGTTACCAGAGCTTTACATAAAACCTTCAGAGTCTCATGGTCGTTGTACTTCATATCCGAAAGATCATAATCCTGCTCAAACTCTTTTAGTTTTCTATCTACTTTTAATTCAAACTCTTCCCCCTGTTGAAGCATCTCTTCTTCAAAGTCACGCTCTAAGAGTAAATCAAAAGCTTCATCATATTCTTCGTCAGTCATATCTTTGTACTGAACAAAGTTCCTCATTCTTGCCTTATCTTTTGAACTTACCATTTAACTCCTACGTAGCACTACACATAGACCAGCCACAAGAATAACAAGTGCTACACTTTCCTGTAAAAACTATATGTGTTGACCCACAAAGGGGACAAGAGACTTCATTCTTTTTTGTGGATTCTAAATAGTTTTTCCTAGTTTTTTTCTGTTTTTGCACGATTTTTCTACTCCTATTATATCATGTTTTTAATTTCGTTGGGATATATGAAACTAAATTATCCCATTCTCCAACCTCTTCTAATACCTTTTGTAAACATTCTCTGTGGAAAAATAAATTTGTGTAGGGTTTGTCAAGTGCTACTATGCGGTACTCTTGAAGCGGTTCTATTTCTTTTTCACATTCAAAGCACACTATTCGTTGTCTTTTCACTTTACCTTAGTGACCCCCGTGTTCTGTATCTACTTATAATACTTACTAATTCTTGTGTGAGTAGCTTATCGTCTTTTAAATACAAAAACTTATTTAGTCTATCAAGATCAGTTTTCGCAATAGGAACTAAAATAAGTTCATGAGAATCTACACAAGCTTGAGCTCTTTCAATCTTATCAAATTCTTTTTTACAGTAAAGACATTGATAAAAAGTTAAGAGCTCACGCTCATTCTTTCTAGGATTGTACTTCGTTTTGTTTCTAACTAAGACAAAAGCAGAACTCATAAAATCCTCCAGGCTGGCACGGGTGGAGTTGAACCACCATCCTCTCGGTTAACAGCCGAGTGCTTTCTTCCAGTTGAGCTACGTGCCAGTGTACTATTATTCATTTTCTAAACAAGTTAAAGTAAAACATTGTTTACCATTACCATCTCTTAAATCCCAATAGGGATTAAGTCCATTAGGATAATAAATAGGAGATGGGTCAATCTCTTCTCGTTGGAACTCAACCACATTTTCCAACCAGTAGTTAGCAAAATAAACAGGTCGTTGAAGTATTGCTACATCTTCATTCGGTTTACTCTCACCGTACCACACCTCAACAGTTTGTTCTTTCCATCTTACCACATTCCAGCTTTCGTAGTCCCCCTCGACAAAACCCCACTCTAAAGCGGTTTCAAAGTCAACCTCAACGACCTGCTGGTTTATCGCAATATGGGTGTACATATCGGCACGGCGAGAACAGTCTACAACTAAGTACGGGCCAGTCCACTCTCCACCTGATCTTCTTAACCAAACAGTATCTCCTATGTTGGCAGGACTTGGTACAGCTACACCTCCAAGGTACTCATCAGAACGATATGCTAAATCAAACATTTCTATAGAACGCCATTTAGCAGTAGCTCTCATTAATCCTGGATTATAATAAACTGCTGTACCATAAACATATTGAGGAGAACGTGTAAACCAAACTTCATTAGTTACAAGTCCAGGTACACAGAAACCCCAATCGTCAACAAACCCTGTAAGAGGACTGTTGTCGTACATGTTATATTCTGTACAAAAACTTCTGTGATCTACAGGAATAGCTTCTGGTGTAGCGAAGGTAGGCAAAAGTACCCTTTCGGGAAGTTGCATATTAAGGTCTTCTGCTACTTCAAAAACTTCCTGTTCCACCTCTGGAAAAGTAACTTCCAAGTCTGTTAACAAAAGTTCTTGATTTACTTGTAAAGGTTCTTGCATTGCAGAGGCTAACGCTTGGTTCGCCTCTACATTTAGAAACAACATAGCCACAATTACAAGTGCTTGGGCTAAGTCAGATATTATTTTTTTCAAAGGTTTTCTCCATTTCCTTGAGTCTTTTCTTTGCTATGGCGAAGGCGAATCTTTCAATCTCAATTCCAATAAAGTGTCTATTATGATTGATTGCTGATACTCCAGTTGTACCGGAACCCATAAAAGGGTCAAGAACAATATCGTCTTCTTCTGTCGTAGCGAGAATAATCCTATCCAAAATAGCCAAAGGCTTTTGCCAAACAAAGCCTTTACCATTTGGTAGTTTTATCCGTTCCTTAGACATGGTATGGAAATTCCCAATGTCTTCCCAAACATCTGTAGGAATTTTCGTTGTTCTTCCAGAAGGATTAAAACCCTTTCCTGTTGTTTTCTTAGGAATAGAAATCCTTTCAGGAAAAAACTTATATTCTTTAGTTTTAGAATACCAAAGAATATCATCATGTTTTCTAGCAAATCTTCGTCTACTGCGACCACCCCAATCGTAAGGCCAAATTATCCAGTTGACAAAATTCTCTTTGCCGAAAAGACTATCAAGATATACTTTTAATTCTGCAACACTTCTATAGTCTGTTTGAACAAACAGACTTCCAGCGTCTTTCAAAACATCCCGACATAGGTCTGTCCAAGAAAAGTCGAAATCATCGTACATCATATCAGCATAGATAAGATCAACTCTTGTATCAGAGTGCCAAAACATTTCTGTGAGTACCTTACGGTTATCTCCTAGAATAAGGTTAACACTCACTGACTTCCTCTTTCCTTCTCACTTCCACAGACTGTACAACGCCACCCTTTGTTACACTTGTTATGAACTCGTTTTCCTCTCCCATGTAACTTATCTTGTGTTGGATGTATACATG